CATCAACATCGACGATGATGCGCGGGCCATGCTCCGCATCTCGCTTGCCGGAGACATCTGACCATGAAGACACAGGAACAGGAGCACGCTCCGGCCGTCGCGGTCGATCCGATGGAGGACCTCTGCCAGGCGCTGTTCTCGAAGGAAGAGGGCGCCAAGAAGAAGGCCGCGCGCCAGACCGCCGGCGCCATGACGCAGCGGCCATGGCCGCAACTGCCGTCGCGGCTCCGCTCGGCGATCCGCTCCGACATCGGTCGCCAGCTTGATAGCGGCAAGGCGCGCGCACAGATTCTCGAGGCGGGTTATTCCGCAGCTGTCGTAAACCAGGCGCTGCGCGACCTCGGCCGCTCGGTCGCCTGACATGGCGCATCTCCGCAGCCAGATCTTCGCGGCCGTCATCGCGCGCCTCTCGGCCATTCCGGAGTTCTCCGGTGCTGACAAGGTGAAGCGTGGCCGCAAGGGCGCGATCCCGCAGGAAAAGCTGCCGGCCCTCACAGTCACCTGGGCCGATAGATCGGAGATCTTGATGCTCCGGCCCTCGTCGGGGCCAGCCGGAGAAGACGGTTACGATCGATCCCTGCCGCTCTCGATCGTCGTGCATCTGCGGGACGACGAGCCGGAAGAGGAATTCGACCGGCTTTGCGTGCTGATCGAGGCAGCGATGGCGTCGGACATCACCTTCGGCGGACTTGCCGTCGAAGCACTGCTCCAGACAGAACAGTACTTCGTCAACCCGCAGACCGGCACCTCGCTTCTTGCCGGTTCGCTCAATTATCAGATCGCCTACAAGACGCTCGCCGCCAATCCGGAACAGGCTGCGCTCTAAACGCTCTGCATGCCGTTATCCCAAAACCGCTGCACACTTTTGGGCGGCATGCAGTAGCGCAACCACTCCCACCAGCACAAAGAGGACTTTGCCATGGCTCTCGGCCGTCAGCTTACGCTTGCCCGCTCGACCGGTGCAGGCGCCTTCACCCTGGCCTGCATCACCGAACAGCGATCCCTCGAGATCAACAACGAGGAAATCGACATCACCAAGCCGAGCTGCACCGATCCCGGCAGCAAGCTCACGCTGGCGCTGATGTACGGCATCCAGTCCATCCGCTTCAGCGGGCAGGGCGCCTTCGTCGATACCGTTACGATGAAGGCGGTGACCGCCGATGCCGTCAACCAGGTCATCACCGAGTATCAGGTCACGGTGCCCGGCGTCGGCACGTTTGAAGGCGACATGCTCGTCTCGATGACCTTCTCCGGCGACAAGACCAACGANGCCCGGCGTCGGCACGTTTGAAGGCGACATGCTCGTCTCGATGACCTTCTCCGGCGACAAGACCAACGAACTGCAGGCGGACATCCGTTGCGCCATGACCGGCGCTCTTACCTTCGTGCCGGCTGTCTAAGCGGAGAGTTCCATGTTGCCTGCCAACCCATTGCGCGGCGAGGCGGAGGTTCGCATCGGTGCGATCGACTTCCGCATCGCCGTGACCTTCTCCGGGCTCGCTCGCCTTTCCGACGCGATCGGCGCCCGCACCCTCGACGAGCTTTACGGCCGCCTCCTCGGCTTCGAGCCGAAGGCGGTCGCCTGCGCCGTCCGCTGCCTGATCGTGGCGGACGACGAGGATCAGATATCGGCGCTTTCGGCGAGGATCCTCGACGACGGCAACATCTCGGCCGCCGACCAGCTCGCCTGGCGCGAGGCGGTCGAAAAGGCGCTCTCCGCGCACATTGCTGCCGGGACAATGCGGCGGGACGAGCGGACGGCAACGCAGATTGCCGGAGACNGCTGCCTGATCGTGGCGGACGACGAGGATCAGATATCGGCGCTTTCGGCGAGGATCCTCGACGACGGCAATATCTCAGCCGCCGACCAGCTCGCCTGGCGCGAGGCGGTCGAGAAGGCGCTGTCGGCTCACATTGCTGCCGGGACAATGCGGCGGGACGAGCGGACCGCAACGCAGATTGCCGGAGACGCCGTCCTGGGAAAGCCCGTAAGCCCCTCCTGATCAAGGATCATCTCACGTCGCTCTACCGTATCGCCACGAACCCGAAGATGCTCGGCTGGTCGCCGGAAATGTTCTGGAAGGCGACGGCGGCGGAATTCGAGATGACCGTGGAGGGGCTTTCCGGGAATGTCCGTGGCGGACCGTTTATTTCCCGCGAGGAGGTTAGGCGCGCTGCTGCCGAACACGGAATTCGGCCTTCCTTGAAGGCGAATCCGAAGGCAAGGACGATTGGGGGTGGGCAGTCGTGATCTGATGATGCTTGGTGGAAGAACCCAAAATACCTGCAATTCCTGCGGTCATTCGCGGAGAACACCGCAGTCTCCGGTGTCCGGACAAAGTAGACAAACGTGGAAGTTCGGGAAACCGAGCGCTGACCTTGCCATGCCTGCGATGCGCTCCTCAGGTTATCCCCTGGACACAACCCCCAAGGCGTCTGAGTGAGCCGACTTTTCAGCGATATAATTGGAAATCAGTGCGCGGTTGTCAGCAGTGATGCTGCTCCACCGAGCATCCCATACCTTGTAAGCGTGCCATGAGTAACCTAGCGTCAGGCTCTTGCTCATGTGTTCCATAGAAAATCTTACTGCTTTAAGAAACGTTGTTTCGACAGCGGTTTTTCTAACATCGATCAGACTCCCGAGGTATGTCAGCCAGGAGGCTAGCTGAACGTACTGAGGCCAAGCTCCAGATCGCCCGGTTAAAGCCATCTTTTTTGCGATCACATCTTCGAAGGTCCGCACGACAACTACTTCATCAAGACTAGCTCCTACTGCGCCGATAGCTGATACAATTTCGTAAAAAGAACTTTCGACTTCCAAGTATGTCTCTGTGAATGTATGATTTTCGTACAGTACCTTTTTTATATTTTCGACTGAGCCTTCGATGCATTTTTCAGCGCTGGCGAAATTGTAATTCAATTTTGCGAAAAAATGTTCCACTTCTGTGTCGGCTATTACTCTTATTCCGTAACAATTAGAATAGTAATCTGAAATTCTCTGATCTACAGGCCTGCGCGAAACCAAGAATATACTATTGCTGACAACGTGATTTCTAACAAATCCACGGTAATCGCTAAGTATAGACTTGAGGTTAGTATCTCCTAGTGAATAACCTATTATGACTACGGTGTTCTCATGAAGAACCGTGCTCAACTTCCTTGAGAAGTACGATTCTGAATTCATGAAACTAAAATAATCATCGGCAGTCACCACCATCCGACCGGGGACATCTATTGATCCGTGAACATGATACACTTTGACGCGGCTCGTTGATCGCGGGATCGGTCGCCCCGGAGACAGAGACTGGCAATCGGTTCCGGCCAAATGTTCCGCCAGCTTATCGTAATTTGTGGTAACAACCCGAAAGCTGCGCTCCCGAAAAAACTTCTCGGTTTCAGGGTAACTTCCCGACAAAGTCACGCCTGAAATGAGTGATGCGATCTCCTCATGAACATTCCTACCGGTTTTTAAAAACTCTATCGAGATGACCTGCGCAGCTTCGTCGAGTTGGAGAGCGTTTATACCACCTGAGGGGAATAGCGCCTCCTTGAAATCTTCGCTTCCGATTTTCGTGTCGCAAATCGCTTCTAGGAGTTCCTGCCACCCCGGCGCAGCGTTCCCGCTCAATGCTTTAGAAAAGCCAGTCCCGGTAAAGAGACACAGGCGCTTCGCGGCGGCGGCATACGCAATCTCAAAATACTCGCTCATTAACATCCCATTATTGTCCGCCCCGTCGCGTCCTTCTAGCGGCGGACCAGTTACGGTTGTGTATCGCTTTTTTCCCGACTCGGGAAGCCATGTCCGCTAAGTCTCACGGAGCTCGAGCAACGAACTAGTTTGCTTGTTTGGGATGTTACCGCTTGTCCACTGTGGCGCTTACGGCCTTCCTCACTGTTGCTCAGAAACCCGCTCACCACCAAGGCTGACGTCTAGGCGGGTACCACGAGACAGGTGTTCACCACTTGAACGTTTCGTTTGTTCCGTCCTCATAGAGGACAGCGAAAACGCAGACGTGCGTTTGGACGTCCTGCTTTCTCAGCTCGGTAAGGCGGTCGAAATGAGCCGGAGCCGACTTCATCAACCGGGTGTAGTTCCCGCTGGCAGGAATGTGAACGTCGCGCTCGACAGATAGTGCACCTATGTCTCCGTCAAGCGCGTCGCGGAAATAAACGAGCGCTTTATAATCCAGATAGGTTTAGAGCCGAGGACTTGAGGTCCATACTTCAACGTGCAAAAGCTCTTGATTGCATCCCGCCGAAGCCTCCCCGGCAAGCGCAACAATCATAGACACTAACAAACACCTGAGCATGCGCTCCTCCGTATTGCGGCGGAGCGTAGCTCTTTTTCTATTTTCCGCAACGAGGTACCGATGAGCCGTCCCGACATTCCCGTCACGATCTCCGGTGATCCGAAGGGCTTCGAGTCCGCGCTTGCCCGGGTGCGGGCACTCTCGAAGTCGACGGCAACTGACGTCGTTGCATCCTTCGGCCGGATCAAGAACCTTGTCGCCGGCGGCGCCGGTCTCGTGACCGGGCTTGTCTCCGCCGCCAGCGTCACCGCATTGCGCGACGCAGCGAGCGCGATTGCCTCGATCGGCGACGAGGCGCGTCGGGCCGGCCTCGACGTCAAGAGCTTCCAGGAGCTCAAATATGTCGCCGAGCAGAACCGTGTCGGCGTCGACGCGCTGACCGACGGCATCAAGGAGTTGAACCTTCGGGCCGACGAATTCATCGTCACCGGCGGCGGCTCGGCAGCAGAGGCGTTCCAGCGGCTCGGCTATTCCGCCGAGGACCTGAAGGGGAAGCTCGAGGATCCGGCTGATCTCTTCACCGAGATCATCGGTCGCCTGGGCGAGCTCGACAAGGCGGCACAGATCCGCATCATGGACGAGATCTTCGGCGGCGCGGGCGGCGAACAGTTCGTGCAGCTTATAGAGTCCGGCGAAGCGGGCATCCGCGACACCATCCAGGCCGCAAACGACTTGGGCATCGTCCTTGACGAGAGGATGATCCAGAAGGCTGCAGACGTCGACCGCAAGTTCAACATGCTTGCGACGACGGTCGGTACGAAGTTGAAATCCGCCATCGTCTCTGCCGCCGACAGTCTGGCGGAATTTATCGACGGTTTTCGCGATTTCCAAAACCAAATGAACAGCACGCTTCAGGGCAGGCAAGCCGAAATCGGCGAGCGTCGGCTCGAGATCGAGAATGAAATCCTCAAGAAGAAGGAGGCGCAGGCTCGACAGGACGAGAAGCTCTCCGATGTCGCCAGGAAGCTTGGTTTTGAAAACAGTAAGAACGCCAACCTTGCCGGCTACACCGGGCAGATAGAAGCCCTGAAGGAAGAGAGCCGGAAACTCGCGGAAGAAGAAGCGAAGATCGTTAATATCCTGAGCGATCGCCTCAAGCCGATGAACCGCCCGGCCGAGAGGACCTGGACGCCGATCCCCACGGAAGAAAAAGGCGGCGGCCGGTCCAAGAAAGTCTCGGAAGCCGAGAAAGAAAAGAAGGCGATCGACGACGTGATCGCGTCGCTGCGCGAGGAGTTGGCGATCATCGGCCTCACCGACATCGAGCGGGAGCGGACGATTGCGCTGCGCGAGGCGGGTGTCGAGGCGTCCTCGAAGGAAGGCCAGCAGATCTCGGCGCTCATCGACGAGAAATACCGCCAGCTCGCAGCTGAGGAGGCCTTGGCCGAGCAGTATGAGCGGAGCGAGGAAGCGGCCGAGCGAATGGGACAGGTCCTCGACGATCAGCTGATGCGCATCGTCGACGGCAGCTTCGACGCGAAGGAGGCGANCTTCGTGCCGACCACAACGCTCGGTGACTTCCTCGGCTATGGCGGTGCGCGCGCTGGCGGCGGTGATGTTTCTCCCGGGCGCATCTACCGGGTGAACGAATATGAGGACGAGTTCTTTGCTCCGAGCAGCCACGGCCGGATCATCGCGCCGAGCAAAGTCCCGGGCGCGGCCGGTGAGGGAGGCGGGGAGGGCGGGCGCACCGTCGTTGAGCTCAGGCTGAGTAAGGAACTGGTCGCCAGCATCCTCGAGCAGGCGGGCGACCAGTCCGTGCGCATCGTGCGCAGCAACGAGGAAGCCCGGGCCAACTATCGCCAGAACGGCGGCGAAGATTTCTGATGGCGTTTCTCATTTCTCTCCCGAGCGTGGTCTATGGCCAGGTCGCGTTTGATCCGGTGCGCATCCGCGACACAAACCGCATGGAGGGTCGGCGCACTGAGACGGCCTATTCCGGCACGCCATACTGGGCCGCGTCCTATTCCGCATCGAAGCTGACCACGGCCGAGGCGGCGCTGTTCGACGCCTTCAACACTGGGCCGCGTCCTATTCCGCATCGAAGCTGACCACGGCCGAGGCGGCGCTGTTCGACGCCTTCAACATGGACGCGAACGATGGCGGCTATATTGCCGGCTACGATCCGCACCGGCCGCGGCCGATCGCCTATCAGGGCAGCAACCCGCTTTCCGGCGTGAAGGCGGGCGGCGGGGTATTTTCTGGCGACGCGGCGTTGCAGTCCGTAACTGACGCCAACACTATCGTCGTCTCGGGCCTGCCAGCCGGCTTTAAGCTCGCCCCTGGTGACTATGTCGAGGTGCGGAAATCGACCTTCGTGCGATCGCTGCACCGGATCACTCTGGCCGCGACGGCAAGTGCTGCCGGTGTGGTTACGCTGAAGATCCGCTTTGGTCTCGACCTGCAGGTGTTCACCCTGCCATGCACCGTCCATTTCGAGAAGCCATCCTGCATCATGGAGATCGATGCGGGGAGCTTCAGCCTGCCGAAGACCTGGCCGAACTATAATGTCCAGTTTACCGCAACGGAGCTGTTCCTCTCATGAGCATGCTATCTCCCGAGGTCGAGGATCTGATTGAGAGCGGCGAATTCGCCTTACTCGATCTGATCCGCTTCGATCTGCCCGGCAAAACGGTTGGCTATCACCGCGGCGGCCGCAAGTTCACCTACAATGGCTTGCTGTATCTGCCGAACCGGTATCTGCAGCCGGGGGACCTGGTGAGCGCCGTCGGCGTGGCCGTCACCACGCGCACCGTCGTCTTCTCCAATATTCCGGTGACCGATCCCGAAGACGCGGCCGCGCGGATCGAGGAGTTCAACTATCAGAACGCGCCGGTCATCATCACCTCGCTTGCCGGCGAGCCGAACACGAGCAATCCCGTCGGGGTGCTGGTCTCGACCATCTACGAGATCGACCAGGTGCGCTACAACGAGGGCGCGGTTTCCGGCTCTGAGCGGACGCTGACGATGATGATCGATCTGCAACCGCCCGGACGGTCGGCGCGGGGCTCGACCGGTGTCAAGCGCTCGAGCGAAGAGCAAAAATTCGACAATGATCCTGCCGACACAGGTCTCGAGCACGTGGCGACGAATGCGACCATCCCCGAGGAATGGGGCCAGGTCTCGCGCTGATCTCGATCTAGATAAGCTGCCTCCGCAGGCCGGAGAGGTCGATTGCGCTTCGGCGCGCTTCTCCGAGATCAGTGTCCACTTAAGCGTGGCGGACACTATGCACACCAGCATAGTGTCCGCCACGATTACGCCAAACGAACGGTTTCGATCGGCCCGATCGTATTTTCCAGAGCTGTTATGTCCGGGATTGTCAGACTGGCAAGAGCGCGGCGATGGTCTTCTGATAAAGATAGCGGCAACGCGGGCACGTCAAAACGTGCCCTTTAGCCCGAAGGAGACTGACATTGCCTCGAACGTGGCCCCGGCATAATCCTTGCGGAATTCAATTTCGCCTGTCGCGAAGTTGTGACGTTCCTTGTCCCCGCGGCTGTGAAACACCCGCTCGAACGAACCGGACAGATAAAGCGAAGCACCTGGCGTCACCGCATAGCTGACGGCGACATTGGCGCCGATTGTCGGTGCCGGAGACATGTCATCCGAAAAACGCAGGTTGCGCAGCCAATGGTCGTCGATGCTCTTGATGCCGAAGCTCAGACCGGTCTGAAGGCCGCCGCTGATGGTAAGATCGCCGAGGACGTGTTCGCCGCTCAGGCTGAGGAAGCCCACCGGAATTTTTTGCCGGTAGCTTACGCCTCTTTCCCAGTCTAGCAATTCCCAACGTTTATCGCGGAACGTTTTCGTCGTAGAGATGCCTGACCCGCCATAGGCGGTCCATTGGACGTCGGTATAGCGCATACCAGCGCCGACCGCGATACTGCTGGTGTCGTTGCCGTAGATGATCCGGTCCAACTCGATCGCTGCGGCGACATAGTGATCGAGTTCGGTAAGCGGGTGGATTGAGCGGTCGCTCCAGTCTTCGCGCTCGATGATCGTCCAGTCGTAGTCAACCAGGTGACCATTGCCGCCGGTGCCGACTTTGACGCTGCCCTTCAAGCTCCAATCGTTGTCGATCTGCCCGTCGACGCCAACCGTGAAAAGAGTGACTCCTTTACTCTCCCAGTTCAACTGGCTGATCTTGTGGTCGCCGACATAGAAAAATTCCTGCGCCTTTATGTTGGCGAGGCCGATATCGCCGAAAACGACGACGTTGCCATCGTCGGAGGAAAACAGAGCGTTGTCTGCGGCGGCGAATGATGGGGCACCGTACAGAAAACAGGAGATCGCTACGGATCTGATGGAGACGCGCTTCATAGCTGACCGCGTCTTTCGTACAGCGCCTCCGTCTTGAGCCTGAGCTTCTTCGCCTCGGATCCCCTTCGTGTCAGACTTGCCCACTTGGCAAGCCGCTGGTGTTGAGGGACCGGTGTCGTCCTGCCGTTGCGAGGCTGGCAGCTTCAACGCCTTCAGGGAATGGAAGTATTCGCAGACCATTTCGTTGTCCTTTGCTAGGAGAGTGATCGATTCGCGGAGACCGTGGAGAGCGCGGCCATTAGGCCTGCCAATGGATAATTGATAGCTGCGCCGCGCGTGCACGCGATCCAGAGTTCCTTGCCATGGCGCTGAATGCGCTTGGCGCGTTATCTCCTTTTCATAGAAGCGCCACCTACAGAATTCAAAACCCGAATCCTTCCATGAATTTGAACCTAGTCTAAATCATAGAGTATAGAACGGCTACGGAACGCTTAGGGGACAAAGCGGGTCCGCCTCCTGCCGTCCATACCACTCCTTCAGAGACATTCCATGAACCGCTTCCGCATCGTCGAGGCCACGCTTACGCGTGAGCTTGCGAAACCCTATGCCTATGGATCGGCCGATTGCTTCATGCT